AATAAAAAAGTACAGCAATTTTTTATGGAAATGGCTGAAAAAATTGATCTATATTCAGTTGTATATGGAGCAGCACTAGAATTCTGGAAGATGGGAGAAAGCTTTCCATATGCAGAGCTTGATGAGAGTATGGGCGTTTGGAGCAGGATTACAATCTTAAATCCAGATTTTACACATGTTAAAAAATCTATAATAGGAAATCATTCACAGATATCTCTAAGACCTGATGCCGGTCTTGTTAGACTCGTAAACTCTAATTTGCCGGCAGATGTAGCGATGAAGCGCTATATTCCTTCTCATATAATTGACTATGTAAAAAAGGGTATGAATATACCATTAGATGATTTTAATATTTCACATTTAAAGTTATTAAGCTCACCATATGATATTAGAGGTACATCAATTATTGTATCTATATATAAAGATTTAATGTTATATGACAAACTTAGAGAATCAAAATTTGCACAAGCAGATGGCATGATAAATCCATTAACACTAGTTACACTTGGTGGAGATGGCGATTATAGAGCAACACAATCTGATATAGAAGCATTCAAACAAGTACTGGAAGAAGCTCAGTATGATAAAGACTTTAAAATAGTTACTCATTCTGGTGTTAAAATAGAAAGAAATGGATTCAGTGGCGCAACAATGGATATATCTGCAGATATTACACATATTGTTGAAAATATTTATGCCGGATTAATGACACCAAAGGCATTAATGGATCAGGAAGGTGCAACATATGCAAGCTCTTCTGTTGGTCTAGATGTATTAAGACAGAGATATGATGTGTTTAGAAACATGATTAAAAAATGGTTAGAAAGAAAAATATTTGCACCAATTTGCGAATTACAAGATTTTTTTGAATATAAAGATGGAGAAAAAAGACTTCTAGTTCCAACTGTTGATTGGAATCACATGAATCTATACGATATGAATGATTATGTTCAACAAATTGGTCAATTCGTATCTAATAAACAAATTTCTTTACAAACATTGCATAGAAGTCTTGGTTTATCATATGAAGAAGAAAGAAGAAGAATTAGGGAAGAAATGTTTGATGATCAGATTTTTGCAAAAGAACAACAGATACTAGGAAACATGAGGCTGTCTGAAATACAGGGTCTAGATCCAGTAAGAGGTGTTCCAGAGCCACCAGAAGGAACTGCTGGTGCTCAGCCACAAGAAGCTGGAGGAGTAGGCGGAATGGAAGGCGGATTACCAGGTATGGGTGGACCTCCACAGGCAGAGTCACCACAATAATATGGAGATGATATGACTTCTAGAATTAAAAAAATTGGCCAACAGGCCAATGAATCAAGTTTTACAGAGGCTCAACTAGCTACTGCTATAAACTTATTTTTATTTGGCATGAATCAATTTCATGCACTTGGAATGATTAAGACCAACATTCCAGATGTACTATCAGATGTTGTTGGTCTAGTATCTTCAATTCTCGTAGCAAAATCTGGTTCAAATTATATGGAAAGAGAGCTAATGCTTGGTATTTCTAAAAAAGAAAGAGCAAACGATGATTCTGACCCTATTGATAAGGTATATTCTGCATTTTCAACTAGAGTTGCCAGAAGAATAAAGCTACCATTTGATAAGTTTTCAAAACTAATAGAATACATTGAGGAGCTGCTAGGAAGTGGTGCTTCTGGTGTAAATTCAAAAACATCTGAATATGAAAATCTAAAACATTTAATTTTAAGATCAAAAGATGAATATGAATTAAAAGATAATTTATTTATTTTAATAAAAGAAATATCAACAATACTAGATAATATAAATATTATTGCAGGAACTAATTTTTCAACTATAAAGCAATTAATTTTTCAAAAACCAGTTATTAGTACAGAAATTGGCGTAGATGAGAATACATTATCAGATAAAAAATTTAATTTAAATAATCTTCCTAATAATTTGGTTTTAAAATTAACCGATTTATATAAAGAATTTTATAATTTAAAAATATTATTTGATATAGTTCAAGGTGTTTCTAATAATTATTCTGAACATGCTATTAGCTGGAGAAATCACAATATAGCTAATCCTGCAAATAGATCTACTCAAAATAATAAACAGCAAAATCAAAAATCCGGTCCTTCTACTAAATCTCTTTTAATAAAACAAATTTTTGATTTACAAAACTTTACATATGATACATCTACATCTTCTTATAAATTAGATTCATTAACAAGTTCATCGAAACCAAGTTTTAAATTAGAAGTTGAGTGTAATGATCAAAATACAAATGAATATGATTTACTTCAGACGTTATACAAAAATCATTTATTAATAATAAATGATGGATCAGGAATTACAGATCAAAATTTTTTGTCAGCACTATCTCAAGTTAAAGATGGATTTACAAACCCAAGTTCAAATAACTTATTTTTAAACTTATCAAAAAATAAAAAAGGAAATTATATTCTTAAAATAGAATTTCCTCAAAATATTGCACAAGAACTGAATAGAAGCAAAGGGTTTAATATTTTTAGAATTAAAATTGATAATAATCAAATTTACTTTATAAAAACTGGATTAGATAAATATTACATAAATGATAGTTTTTCAAAAATATCATTTAATTTAAACGATTTAATAGATGATTCTTCTAATATTTCAAAATTAGAAAGATCTAAAATTTTAGCTAAGATAAAAAAATGAAAAAAGAATCATATATATCAAGAAAAGAAAAAAAAATTAAAAGCATTAAAAATATGCCTGTAATTAATCCTATTTCAGAAACTGAAACAGGATCCAGAGGATATATCCTTCCAGATACATATAGAGGGCAGCCATTTATGAAGAATGAAGAAGGCGAAGGGTCAATATCCTCTAGGTTGGAAAAATATAAGAAAAGAAAAACACCATATGATGATTTAAAAGATATCATGATTGAGTTATCAGATAACCTAGATGATAACGGCGAAATTGTGCTTGCTGATTTTAGTGATTTTTTAATAAAAAAAATTGCAGAAATGGAAAAAATAGATTATGTAAATCAATTTAATTTATTAATTAAAGCAATTAATAATTCTGACTCTTTAGATAAAGATAAAAAAATATCAAATTTAGTTTTAAAATTTAATTCATTCATAAACAATAATTATAATAAAGAAGATTTACAAAATATAAAAATGGTTGCATACCAAACAACAAGAGCTGAGGCTGAAGAATATGTCGGATGAAGAATTAATAAAAAAAGCGCAAATACTGGAAAAAGATCCAGTTTATGTAGCAACAGAACTAAGTAAAATTATAAAAATAATGTTAAGCAGAATGAGTCCAGAATCTCAAGTAAAATCATTTATAAACGTAAAGGAAAAATTAAAAGATTTTAATACAATGGAAATAGCAGGAAAAAAGAATCCTGGTGGAGCTTCGATTGGAGTTAGTTTAGGTCTTGTAAAAAATGTATTAAATGGAAAAGATCCTTATTTTATAAATGTTGTATTACAAGAATTAATAAAGAGGTTATAGTGAATAAATTATCATGGCCATATATAGGTAATCCTGAAAATGAAATGGGGTCAATGAAAAATAATGGAAACTATAGAGATTTCATGGAAAATAGCTATGAAAGATTGGATTCTTTAAATCCAGAAAAATACACAAGTACAGGTAATGAACTACCAACCGCCACAATATCTGGTGGTGTTATTTTCAAACCACAAGAAGATAAATTAGAGGAAAATATGTTTTTTGACTTTTTATTTAATGACGATGGCCTTACCGATAACTCAAATATCTTAGTAGTATCTGACGATGTAGATGAATTAGAAACATATGCCTCACCTAAATATAATATTTTTTGTTTAACAAAAACAACAGATTTATTTAGTGAAAAAATAGTTACAACTGCTGGAGATTCAAAATATTTTAAATTTAATAAAAAATTTGATTTATTTTATATTAAAGAAGATAATTTTGATAATTTAAAATTATCACTTTTTAATTTAAAAGATCAATTAAAAAATATATCTTATGGATATATAAATACTAAATTAGATAATAATAGTCTAAAAAAGGCAGCAAGCTTTGCCAATATAGATTATGATAAAATTAAAAATATTTCTAATAATTTTTATAGAATTTCATTTAATAACTTAAAAAAATCAAAAATAATAGGAGTTTTAGATAGAAACGGCGATACAAAAGCTGCTTTTATATGTGATGTGGCAGACTCATTTGAAAGTAAAAAGTCTGGACTACAAGCATACTCTAGCATAAACAATAGTTTTGGATTATTATTTCCATATAAAAAAGCAACAGATGTATCTTACCATATGGGATCTGTATCTTATCCTATTGATATAATATTTTTAGATGATAATTCAATTATTAAAAAAATAGAACGCAATATACAGCCTGGAAGTCCTGGATTGTTTTGCTGCTCAGGTGTAAAAAATGTATTAGAAATAAAAGGCGGAATGTCAGGTTTATTAGATATTAATACTGGTGATTCTATATTTATAGATTCTGTAGATTATATTGCTCCAAATAGTATTGAAAAAGATACTGCAATTAAAACTTCAAAAATTCTTTCATCTGCAGTACATAAATATGGAAACGTATCTATAAGAATAAAGGGTAATGAAGAAATAAATAAAAGTGCTAGCTTAATTAGTGTAAAAAAAGATATTTGTATAGTTGATCTTGATGCATTTTTAAATTATAATGTAAAAATTCACAAATTAAGTAATTATAATTATTCAAATGTTAGAAACATAATTTGCTCAAGTCCAAAGACTATTGATAATAAATTTAAAAATGAATCTGTTATAAAATATGCTTCAGATTCTATAGATTCAGAGTATTGTTTGCCAGCAACATTTACCTCATTTAATGAGGCTTTTAGATCAAATGTAAAAACATCATTAGGTGAAATATTAGGATTTAAAGGAAAGGTTGTTTTGGCTACAACAAATAATCTAAATTGGGAAAAAATTGCATCAATTTTAAACTTTAAATCAAAAATATTATTTAATAAAAATTTTCCATTTTTTGAAACATTATTATATCATAAAGATGATTCATTATATCATGCTGCAAAAAATAGATATGCAAATAATGATTTATACTTTTTAAATAAAAAAGCAGGCTTTCCAATTCCAAAAGAAGATGTAGAGAAGGCAAAAAAAGCAGAAGAGTTATTTAAAAAAACAAATAAAGATTCTGAAAAACTTTTAGATAATTTAAAAAAGAATTTATCTGTATATCAAAACATACAAGCAGATAAAGAAAGGATTAAGAACAGCAAGCACGAATATAATGAATCTGTAAAAAGAAATACAGAACTACTTAAAAAGATATTAATTGACATCAAACAAGCACTCAAAATAATGAATGAAATAAAAGATATTTCAAATACAATTGAAATTATAAGTGCTGTCGCAAGTGCTATAATGAGATCATCTGAGATAATAAAAGATATATTTGATTTAGTAAATTATATAGAGGCTGATGATTTTATTCAAAGATTAACAGAAAAGACATCAGAAGCTGAAAAAATGTTTTTAGATTTAGATAATTCAAATCAACGTATGATAAACTATATAAATACTGATATTTTAGGTGTATTAATAATTACTCAATAAGGAGATATGATGTTTTATAAATTTGGAGATAATACAAAAACAAAAACTGTTATAACAAAAGAATCTAAAGATAAAAATAAAGAAGAATTTTTAGATGATAATGTTGAAGTTTTTGATGAAAATGATGACACAAATAGAAGATCTGCTATAATTAAAGATTATATGAAAAACAAAGAAGGTTAATAATTAAAATCTTTTACACAAATATTATAAAAAATTAATAATGATTATAATCTTTATATTGAGGTATTAATGTTTAAAAAAGTTTGTTATTCTAACGAGCCAAAACTTAGAAAGGAATCTCCAGAAAAAGTTTTAGCATCACAAGACATTGTTGACAGATTAAGTAAGTTAGCAAATAACGTCAAGGCAATTGCTCCAAAATCTGATGACTTTTTATATTTCTCGATCATATTTCTAAAAGCTGCAGAATCTGCATATTTAGATGAAACTGGAAATATAAAGAAACTTGCGAATGGTGAGGATGCATGGGGCTTTTTTGATGAGAATTGGAAGTGGCATGGAAATGTAAAGCCACATCGTAATAATAATTTTGATATATTTCCAGAATCAGAATTAAAAGTCGCTGCAAAGAAATGGATAGGAATGCCATTATGCAGAGATCACGAATCATCATCAGTTGATGGAATTAGAGGCATTATTCTTGATGCACATTATGACGAAAAATTTAAACAAGTCATTGGACTATGTGCTTTAGATAAGGTCAATTATCCAGATCTAGCTAGAAAGGTTGAGACAGGCCTAGTTAGATATGGATCAATGGGTACAGCTGTAGAGACTTCTGTATGTTCAGAATGTGGAAATAAGGCAGCAACTCAAAAAGATTATTGTCAACACGTTCTATCGAAGTCTGCTCACGGTGAAATAAACGTAGGTTTAAAGCCAATAGAATATTCCCTTGTAGTTCAGCCAGCAGAGCCAGGAGCTATCCTATTAAGATGTCTGGCTTCATTAGAAGATTATAGAAAAGAATTTATTAACTATGGTGTACAAAATGTTGATGAAATGCTTGGAAAGCTGAGTGAAAAGCAAGCATCTCACCTAGAAACAATAATGAAGACAGCCTGCGGTGAAAATGGCTGCAGTATACCACAGAGAAAGAAAATTATAATAAGTTTCCTATCAAATAATGGTATTATTACAGAATCGGACATAAAAGACTCTGGTAGTCACAATTCTTCCGACATTAAATCATTTGCGTATCAGGAATCTGGTATGGATACTGAGAGATTAACAAGTGGCGAAGATGGTTTTAAAGATCAGCTTTTCGGCACTTCTTCTGAATATTCTATGCTTGGTACTAAAAACCCAGACAGTGAAAAAGACTTTGTAGCAACTAGTGACATTGTAAAAGCTGTAGATAGAACTTCAACTTCCGCCCCGCTTACATCTGTGGCTGGCGAAAAAGATTCTAATAATTTATCAATTAACCAACTATTGGAGGATATAATGAGTGAAAGAAATCTTAAGAAAAGAGCAGAGCTCCGCAGACGTATAGCTTACATGCAGGGTGGAGACTCAGTAGATAACAAAGCATATCGTGAGCCTGGTGATTTCAAATCAGATAAAATGTCTGAGACTGTTAGAAATACCCAGGACAGACATCTTCTTCAGGATGGAGATATGGAAAAGCTAACTAGAGAAGATATGGCTCTAAAAGAAAAACTCTCTAGAGCAGAACTAAGAGAGGCCAGACTCAAGAGAGTAGCTTACATGCAGGGAGGCGATTCTGTTAGTGATAAAAACTACCGTGAACCAGCAACCTATAAGTCTGATAAAATGTCTGAGACTGTTAGAAACACTCAGGATAGACATCTTCTTCAGGACGCTGACATGGATAAGCTAACCAGAGAAGATATGGCTCTAAAAGAAAAACTCTCTAGAGCTTCTGCAAAAAATGCTACATTAAATAAAGTTGCATATACTGGTCCAGCCTTAACTACTAGATTTTCTATAAAAAGAAACCAAAACGGCCAGATTAATAAAGCTGCTTCAGTTTTTGAAGTATTCTCTGGAAATAAGAGAGTAATTGCAGCTACAGCTGGTCAGATTTTTGGAACAGATTTAAATGATAACTGGGATTGGATTAAGAGCGAACAATATGGAAGAGAGGTTTGCAAGCATATTAGAGCAAGCGGAATTCCATATGTATCTGGATTACTAAAGTCAGCACAGGAGGCTCCTCCAGCCCCTATGCCTGCCGCACCAGCAGGAATGGATGCCGCTCCAATGGGCATGGATGCCGCTCCAGCAGGCGCAGATGTTGGCATGGACCTTCCACCTCCTCCAGATATGGGCGCCGCTCCAATGGGCGACGAGATGCCAGAAATGGAGGCACCAGATATGCCAGAGGAAGAAGAAGATTCTGAAAAGAGTGAAGATCCAGCATCTCAAATAGACGAAGAGCTAACTGGCATAGAAACTGCAGTTTCTACAGTTAGAGATCTTGTAAATGAACTAAAAGATAAGCAGGAAGCTGATGTAGACGTAAATGTATTTACTGGCAAGAAAAAAGAGGGTGAAGAGGATGAAGGTAAATTAGCTCTATCAAGAGAGCTATATAGAGGCTTAAGAAAGTCCTATAGAGATTTAGATAGCTCTGCTGATGAATTAGCTATGGTTGCAGAAACTTATGAAAATATTTCAAGACTATCTTCCTCACAGAGAAGAGAATTCTTAAAGCTTGCAAGAGATGCAAGAAGAGATTCTGCTAGAATTCTTGGTGAAGCAAACTCTCTAATAAGAATAGCAAAATCATTTGTAAGTTCTTCTAAGCTAAAGAAATCAGCTCAGATGGAAAACCATATGAGAGATGATATGGATCTAGAATACAATGATGCTATGGATATGGGAATGGATGAGGCAGTAGATTATGTTGACTATGAGGATGATGCCATGATGGACTCTGCAGATAGCCTAATGCATGGCGACGAGATGGAGGCAGATGCTTCAGATCTCGTTGCAGCAGCAATGGATATGAGAAGAGCTCGCAGAGAAGCTATAGTAAAGCAAGCTGAATCTAGCGTTCTATCAAAAAGAGCTTCTGCAAGAAAGACTCTATTAAAGAAGGCAGAAGAAGCAATGGCTGAAGATATGTCTGAAGATATGTCTGAAGATATGTCTGAAGATATGGGAGATAAGACAGATGATCTAAATGACATGAGCGCACTACATGCAATGAAAGGCATGCAGATGGGCATGAGATCTCAGAATGATATGCCATCAGGCATGACTGCTGGACCTCAGATGTCAAATGAATTAAAAGCATTCGATGTAAGAGCATCTGCATTAAATGCAAGAATGCAGCAGAAAAAAGCTGAAGAAGAAAGAGAATCATACAGACTCAAGCTTCGTAGAGCTTATGATGTTGGAATGGATATGCAAAGAAAAGGACTCCTACCAAACACTAAGACCGCACTAGATAAGCAGGTTGATGATATTATGTCTTTTGATGACAAAGCATTTGAAGCATTTAAACGTAGCATTGCAAATGCAAAGCCAGTTAGAAATGTAAAAATAGCATCAGATCTAGGTGGCGTAAATGTTGGAGTTGAATCTGATTCTCAGGCACAATCTGGTCCAATGACTGCAGATAAACTACTATCACTTTGGGACTAAGGAGGCTTTCATGAGAATAAGAACAAATGGTGATGCTATTGCTCAAGAATTTTTAAAAATTATGAATAAAGGTTCTAAGCTAAATAAAACCGCATCATTAGACGAGGCAGCAGATTCTTCATGCAAGCTTCCAACAGAGTTATCTGGTGGTGATACTACTGTTGCACTAGATAATTTAGAGGATGAGTCTTTAAGTGATGATGAACTAGGTGGCCTACTATCTGGATCTCATAATCTTGGAAACGAGTCTATTGTAGATCAAATAGATGAATCATTTGATAGCACTGTTGATTCTGTAGAGGATTCATCAAAAGATTTACCAAAAGAAGCATCATTATCTTATCTATCTCCAAAAGGTATGAAGATAATGCATGGTCTTGGGAAAATAGCTGCAAGCCTAAGAGTTAAAGGTGAAGATTTTGCGGCAGATGTTGTTGAAACTACTGCAATGTCAATAAGCGGAGACTTAAAAAAAGAAGCAGCAGAAAAGAAATCTGTAGTTTCTAATCTCCAAAAAGTTGCAAGCAAACTTGATAGCTCTGGTGATAAATTTGCTGGTGATTTAGTTAGAGCTACAATTGAAAATATTATTAAAAAATAATTTTTAAAAATATTTAAATATAGCTATTAATAGTATAATAAAGGGAAGAGGAATCTTCCCTTTATTTTTTTATTTTATCAAGAGGAAAAATGTTAAAAGTTATTCATAGTGGAAATGCAATGCCAATGAGTACTGCTGTTGATCCAACTGCAGAATTTCAGCCGGGTATGTTTGCACAGCTTGGATTAATAGGAAATGATATAGTAGCAACTGTTAGTGATGGAACTGCACCACTGGGAATTATTGATGATGCCAGAACTACATCTTTTACAAAATCACAAATTGATGAAATTATTTATATAAATGTAAATGCAGTAGAAGTAGACGCAAATGGACAAAGAGTTAATTCTGAGGAAGTAACTGGTGTTTTAGAATTTCCAAATATTTTAGATAGTAGTTTTGTAAGTACAGTATCTGTAATATTAAATAAAGTAAATGGAATAATAAGTGTTCCAGTTGGAACTCCATTAAATCATGATGCAGATTCAGATGGAGTTTTTGATAGTTTTAGAATAATTGTTAGTTATGTATATAGAGTAAGCGGAATTCCTGGTGACGATACTACTATAGGTAGTGGAAGAGTTACAATACATTATCAGAGAGGTTTTTATGCAACAGACCAATTTGATACAACTCAAGTTTACCCCGTTAATGCAACATTATATGTTGGAATTGATGGAAGGTTAACAACAAAACAGCCGACAGATACACATCCTGGTGTTGCAATTGTTACTGGCCCACCAACATCTGCTATGGGCACTTTGGAATTTTTATTATTATAAAAATATAATATACTAATTATGTTTTTATAATTAAAGGGATACTTATGTCAAATTGGTCAAAAGAAGATAAGGCCGTATATAATAATAGTGAAATTTTTCAGGAATTTGAAAAAAGAACTATTGAAAATATTTTTAGATTAGATATGTTGAGAAAAAAAGCTCAACAAAATGCTAGTCAGTCAACTCTTAAGGCAACAACTGATGCTGCAAAGGCTGCAACAGAAGCTGTAAGAGAGCTTGGCAAAGTAAAAAAAGAAGTAGGTCTGGCTGAAGATCAGCTATCAAGTAATTCTGATGATTATATGATTAGTGGTCAATCTGAAGAGCTCTTTAATTCAATGATGAAAAATAAAATGGATGATGATATTTCTGATACAATTATTAATGAATTAATGGAAATGAAAGAAGCTGCCATTGCAGAAGGCAATATAAAATTGGCTTATAAAATAGAAAGAACATTAGACGAAATTTTATCCGTGGAGGTTATATGAGAATAAATACTTCAAATAAATCTGAAATTTTTGATATATATTCTCAAGTAATGGATAGATATAATAAAAAATATTCTTTAAATAAAACTGCTTCAACAACTAGCGGCCTCCTTGGGGTAATTACAGAAAGTGCAAGACTAAATACAAAATATTCTGCTAAACTAGCAGAATTTGGCATAAAGAATATTGATGAACTTAATGTTCTCTTAAATAAAGCTAAAAGTGTATTAGAAGAAGGTAAAGCAAACAACCAAAAAGAAGCATTGGAAGTAGTAATAAAAGAAGTAACGAAAAAAAATCCTATTCCTCATAAACTTGATGAATTTATAATACTATTAAAAGAAATAGAAGAAGATCAAAGATCTGCCGCAGTCAGAGCTTCAGGCGAAGCCGCAGCCGAAGCTATAAAACCAGCTCTGAGTGATATTTCTAGCACAATAAAAACCGTAACCGAATCTGTTAGTAAGTTTTCAAAAGATTCTGCAGAACAATTGAAAGAATTAGCTGAATTAATGAAAAAAAATCAACAACTAAATGACCAATTAATTGAAAATTTTGATAAAAGTTTTAGTTCAATATCTTCAAAATTAGATAGCACTATAAATTACTCAATATCAAAATTAGAATCTACTATAAAAGCTTCTGATGAGGTAGGTAAAAAAGAATTAACAGAACAACTAACTGCATTAAAAGCGCTACAAAAAGAATTAAAAGAATCATCAAGTAAAGTAAGCTCAAACCTTTCCGCTGCAAAGCTTGCAGATAATGTAGCTTCTGCAGCAAAATTTGCAAAAAAAGCTTATGGCTTTATTTCTGAAATAATTAACATATTATTAGTTGTATCTGGAGTTGGAGCTGCATACTGGTATCTTACAAAAGATAAGACTGCAGAGGAAGATGTAAGAGGAAGTACAGGTGAATTTAGTAGACCAGCTACTCAAACAAGAGATGATGAAGATCCTCTAAATATGGATCAGACATATCAGAGAAGACCGTCTAGTAGGGTTGCAGCAATTTTAGATGATAAAACAAAAAGAGTAGATTTTTTTGATAGCTTAAAATATATGGATCCAGATAGAGCTGAATCAGCTCTGGAATCTATAGCAAAACATTATAATGCAACAGGTTATATAAAACTATCTACACCAGTTGTAATAAATAATGAAACAATAGAATATGTCTTTCCAATGGCATTTAGAGGTGGTAGGGATCCGGTTAGAGATACGGCAAGAAGAGCTGCAACTGAGGAATATTTTATAAACCTATATACACAAGATTCTATGAACAATAGAAGAATAAAAACAAGAATAGAATCTACAGTTGGATCATCTGATGCTCAAAAAATAGCAAACTATGCTTTTTCAGTAGTAGCTGGAGGAGCATTATTCTCAGGAAAGGGCACCCCATTCGGATTAGGAGATAGGGGCAGAAGATATGGTAGAGGCAAGAAGAATGTTGGAGTTTCAGATTTTGGAATAGCTGGAACATCTAGAAGAAGGATGACAAGAGAGGAAAGAAGAATGGCAGAGAGGGGTGATATGAGAAATAATAATCAAGACTTTATATTAGATAATTCTATGGATTTAGATGATCCAATGAGTGCATTTGCATCAGGAATAAATGAAATAATAAAGAAAAATGCAAAAAATATTGATTTATCTACTAATAGTAATGATAAATCATATAACTTTGATAAAAAAGCAGATAAGTTTTCAAATCGTTATTTTAAAGATGCCGTTAAGGATCTTGAAGATGATGAGTTTATGAAAGAATACTATGCAGGTTTTTCTAAATTGCATAATCAAAAATCAAAAAAACAAAAAGAAGACTATAGCAAACTTTACGACCTTCATGATGAGACTGGATCGGAATTAATTCACAAATCTCATCCAAAAGCTATTTCAGTAGCTGAGGCTATAGGTGGTGGTGGTCTTGTTGAAAATTTAAACGAAAGAAGCAAATCAATGCAAGATGCTGCTAAAAGGAATCCTTCTGGCAATTATCGAGCAAGATACGTTTCTAAGTAGTAAGTGTTTCGTAATTAACAATTAATTTAAAGGAAAAAAAATGGCATTAAAACTATTACAGCCTGGCAAAGAACCAGCAGGTCAGTTCGACCTAAAAGATGGAGTCACCCTTTATGGCGGTGAATGGGTAAATATGGAAACAGTAGCAGCAGGTTCTGATCTAGCTGCAGCAGACGTATCATTAGTTGGTCCATACAGCGGATCTAATCTAGTTAGATTTAATCCAGGTGTAAAGACTGCGCTAAATACCTCACCAACCCCACATACAGTAGTCTTTGGCGGCCTAGCTGATGAAGGTACAACTGGATATGGAACATCATTTGGAACAATTATTGGTACAGCAGTTGGTAAAGGTACAGGCTTTGGCGCACAGGCAACTTCCGGCGTTATCACTGTTGGGCCACAGACAACTGCAGGATCTGGAAAAGTTACCGTATGGTCTGCTCCAGGTATTTATGGTGTTTCTGGCGCTCCAGCAACAGGTTCAGCAGCTCCATTAAGCGCAATGGTTGTCAATGAAGCTGTATACTCAAATTCATCAGGCTTCTTAGGAGATTCAGGCATAGTAACTGCAACTAGCGCTCAAGTTGGCATATCTCTAGGCGCAGTAAGAGATTCTTCATTAGTCTCAACAACTGCAACTGCAGCAGGCGAGTCCGCTGAAACTGAATTCTACGCACTATACCTATCAGCACTATAATATAAAGGAGCATTAAATATGTCAAACATTTTCAATACACATGGTGAAGTAAACGCAGCCTCCGTTCAAGATGCTCTTTCTGCTATAGTAAAATATGCAAGCATCATTGAAGACCTACAGCCAAGCTCTTCTGCTCAGGCAATGGCAAGCTCTCTTTCTGATGATCAGAGAGATGAAATGATCAAGCAAGCCTTACTAACTTCAGAAGGCAAAATTGCATTAGGTCAAGCAATGGCTAACCCAATTCGCAGAAACTTAGATTACCAAGGCGTAGCAAGAAAGGCCCTAGTTGTAGATCCTCTACCACAAGGCGCTCTACCTGTCTACGATCGTGATATCGACGTAGCTGCAGTTGTTATATCCTCCAATGGTACCGCCCCAGAATCTCGTGTTTTTGGTGATAGAGTAACCATCCCAGAGTTTGAGATCGTATCAAACCCAACCGTTAGAATCGCTGAAGTTAGAAGAAGAAGATTCAACGTCATTGATCGTGCTCAGCAAAAGGCTCGTCAGGAAATCCAGGCACAAGAAGACGCAAACGTATTCGCAGCCTTAAGATTTGCTGGTGATAATAATCAGGGTGGTGAAAACACTGCTGTTTCCCTAGATGCAGTAGGCCCATCTGGTGGTCCATCTGGTGCGCCATTAGGAGCTCTAACAAAGTCTGGTATGCTAGGCTTAAAGAAGCAGATTGATCGTTGGGACTTAGTAACCTCCAAATTCTTCCTAAATATTAATCAGTTTACTGATATTCTAGATTGGGAATCTGCTGGTGCTGCCGGTGCATCTGGCGTTGATCCAGTTACCCAAAGAGAATTACTACAAACTGGTCTATATGGTCACATTTTTGGTGCAGATATTATCGTATCAAAAGTTGTACCAGCTGGTGAAGCATTTGCTTGTGCAGATCCAGAGTTTGTCGGCGTCATGCCAGTCAGACAGGATATCGAAGTTCTACCTGCTGATGAGCCAAAACAGCTCAAACTAGGCTGGGTTGTTAACGAAATCATCGGCATCGGTATCGTTAACCCAAGAGGCGTATCTTACGGTTCTTTCTAATATAACTAAATTATTGTAAATAAGAGGCTGGGTTATCCCAGCCTCTTATTCTTTTATGGTAATATTTGAATGTAATAATGAAAATATTATTAAGGAATTTTTATGCCTGTTCAAAAATACTATAATATACCATTTATAGGTGAAAAATTAAAAGAATATAATAAAGTTTTTGACTCTAAAATTTTTAATATTAAATTTAAAAATAAAATAACTGGAAGCATTGAAGATCACAATTTAAATGATTTATTTTTTGAATATGTAGACATAACAAATAAATATTATGAAAAATTTTTATTTATTAGGATGTCTAATTATAACAATTCTAATATGTTTTTTGAAAAATTTTTAAATTCATTTGGAAAACATGGTATAGATTATAGTTTTTCACCATATAAATTTGATGAGTTGTATTTTGAATTTAATCCATTTTATAAAAATTATTTTTTTAAATATATTGATTTATCTATAGCTAAATCAAATGAGCTTCAAAATTTAGAAGAAAAATCAGAAGAAGAAAAAAATATTTTTTATAATGAATCTATGGAAATTTATAATAATTTGATATCTAGTATAGACAAGCTTAGAGATGATATTATAAATATATATTCTAATAATAAAAACTCTAAACCTTTTATGATATCTAATGCTGATGATTTTGCAAAAAAAGTATTTAATTATTCATCATTTGATTCATTGATTGATTCAGTTAATGTTTTTTTTGATATATTATATAGCAGAAATATTGTAAATATAATTAATTTAATTAATGAAAGATTTGGTGAAAAAAATTTTACAAATAAACTATTTATTGAAAATATAAATAAAGAAATCCTCAATCCATCTAGTTACCCAGCAATAGGATATTATTTTAATGATAAGCCACAAAGCATAATTCTAAATGCTGATTACATTAATTTTAATAGAATAAAAAATCTTCAAATTTTTAATTATTTTTTAACTTTAAATAAAGATGAGTGGATTTCAGAAGCATTAGTAAGTTTTGTTAGATTATTATTAGATCAAAAAAAACAAGAAGATATTGATTTAGTATTTATTAAATATGGAGATATATACATTAATAATGTAACTTCTAAAGATTTAGAAAATATTGATTTATTATTAAATAAACTTAAAATAAATTTTAATGATTTTTTAACTTATGAATTTTTTACAAATAAAAATAATAAAAAAATTATTAATTCAATTGAAAATTTAGTTTCTTATGCGCATGATATTGTATATCCACAAATAATTTCTATTTTTTCAAATTCAATAGAAAATCTTAAAAATAAATATATAAAAAATTTAAATTTACAAAATGATATTATAGATGATTTATTTTATCCTTTATATTCTAAAAATATTAATTCAAATTATTTATATGAAATTAAATTTTTAACAACTAACCCTGCTAATAAAAATTCAATTCTTTCAAGGATGTTTATTGAGAATAAAGAATTTCTTTATTCAGTTAAAAAACAATTATCATTTTTTCCATCATTAAATATAAAAGGTACTTATTTTGAAATATTAAAAAATATAATTGACTTTAATAAAATTAAAGAAAATATAAATATTTTATTAAAATCTGATAATAAAGAAATAGATTTGCTTCCGGCGTTTGACGATTATTTTTTAAGCATAAAAAATGAATATTTATCTAAAATAGAAAATATATATCTTAAAGGAGATTTAAATTTAAATAACATAGTTGAATTAACAGCCGCAGATATTATATCTAAAAAAATTTTTGATATAATCAAATACATAGATGAGGACGAATACGAAGATGAGGATGAAGATTTTGAATATGACGAATTAGATACGACACCATCCGCTAGTAAGATTTATAATAACGTTCAAAACTTGAATCTTGTTTATTTAAAAATATTAAAATTTTCATCAAGAATAATTCTTTTAAATGGAAGAAATTATAAAGAATTTATAGAAGCAGAAAAAACAAATATTAAAAAAGAACCTACTGATAATAAAGAAATTGATGTAAATAATATAAACAAAGATAATGAAGTTTATAAAACATTATCTAAAATAATTTTAAATAATTTCAAAAAAGAAGGAGAAAATATAAAAGAAAATAAAGAAAATAGTTTAAATATTAAAATTTCAGAATTTTCTGATGAAACTTTATCAAACACATATATAACAAAAAAACTTTCATTTGAAAAAATATCCATATTATTAAATAATTTATATTTAAAAAATATTAATTCAAATATTATAGATACTTATTCTTTTTCTGAATTTTTGCATAATTTTAGACAAATTTTATTAGATAAAGATAAATCTTTAAAAATATTTAATTTTAAAATATATAAAATTTTATTATATTGGGTAAAGTTATTCTTATCTGAAAATGAATTAACTTCTGAAAAATTACTAGAAGATAATATTTTATTATTTTTAGAAAATATTTTGCTTATATTAAATATAATAGATAGTAATGCAACACTTAGAGCATCTGTATATAATTATTTTAGTACAAATTCAATGTTATATAATTTTGAAGAAGATTTTATTAAAAAAAGTAAATATTCTAAAATAGAAACATTTAAAAACCTTTCTTCTCTTTTGTTTTTTTATCATAATTATGATTCAAGAGAATATTCTTCATTAAATCTTTTGATAAAAAAATCAAAATATTTAGACAAATTATATTTAAAACATTATCAATTATTTTTAAAAAATTTTATTGAATTTTATTCAGTATTAAAAAAAGAAGAAATTAACTTTTTTGAATTAAAAGAAAAAATGTATAGTTTAATAGATGAGCTTTCATCTGAAACTAATATTGGAAAAGATAAAGTAGATAAACTTTTATCAAAAAATGATATAGAATCAATTTTATATTTTAACATGCAGTTTGATAAAATAACTTTAACTGCTTTTGATTTTGATAATGCATTAGATTCTATGGGTGAAGTTTTTGACAAAAAATTAGTTTTATCTATGGATAGAGTTTTGTCAACATATAATCAAATAGAAAGTATTAAATACTATATGTCTTATGCAAAGCCAAAAGAAGATATAGTTCTAGATAATAACTACTTATTTGATGCAAATAATAATTATAAATTTAGATTTAGAACACTAGGAAATCTAGATCCTCAGCATTTTACAATTGGTGTAGAAATTGATTGCTGTCAAAGAATCGGAGGACCAGGGCAAGGCGCTGCTGTTGATTCATTTGTAAACTCAAAAGCAAGCGTTATAATACTAGAAATAAGCAGCGATGATAAAAATTGGTATGGTATAGCACAATCTTACTTTCATGTTGCCGATCTTGATGGTAATAAAATATTTATACTAGATAATATAGAAGCAGAAAAAAGAACAAATGATTATTTAAAAAGTTTAATTGGTTTTAACTTTGTTGAAGTATATGCAATTCTTGCAAAAGAACTTTTAAAAAAGGGTTTTAGCAAAGTTTTGTGTGGCAAGGATCATTCAAATGTAATAAATGAATTAGAATCTAGTTTTAAAACTATAAAATTAAAATCAGATCCAAGAAAATTTGAAGTAAAAAATATACCCAATGAATTTATATATACTGATTTTGATCCAAATAATTCCTATGACTTAAGTGATCCAAACTTTAAAGTTCCAAATATAAATGGAACAATGTTTCTAACATCATCAAATTTAAATAAAAATATTTTATTAAAATTTTCAAACTATATACTTTTAAAAAATGTAAATAATTTGAAAATTTTAAAATTAGCAAATTATTTATACAAAAATAATTTAACAGAATTTTCAATAAAAACATCGTTATTAGAGAGGATTAAATGAATCCAGCAAAATTAAAAGAAAGACAGATTGCAATAAAAGCAACACCATTGGGTGAAAGAAACACAATATATAATGCCGGAAGAAGGCAGCTTCCAAAAAATAATATTGGCATGGATAATCCAATAGATCAATCTTATTCTAATTTTTTTGAATATGAGCAAGAATTATCTGGAATAAAGCCTTCATCTGAATTATTTTCAATGTTAGAAGAAAACGAAAAAAAAGAAGAAACAGAAAATACAATATTAGATGAGAATACTGATAAAAATATTACTAATATTGAAAATAATATTGAGATAAATAATTCTTCGATAATTTTGGAAGAAGTAGATCATATTGTAACTACATCATTTGATTTTATAAGATGTGAATTTATAAAACAAGATGGAGAAAGGTGTAAAAGACAGGCTCCAAAAAATCATAAATTTTGCTCAAAACATAAAAATTTAACACTTATTTAAAATTTTAAAATATTAATTATAATATAGCATAGATTACTTATCTACTAAAGATAGTAATCATAGAGAGCGTCATGAAAACTTTTAATACATCAGATTTATCACTAGCAGCCTACCTATCAATGGTGGGTTTAAAACTATTGTTAGTAGAAAAAGATAATAAAAATAAATTTAATTTTGTTTTTGAAGATGAAAACTCTACAGCATCAAATCATGCAGTTTCTTTTTTAAACAGCGATTTTTTAAAATATGATAATCATGTAAGAAATTTAAAAAAAATGCTATACATAAAATAAGTTAAAGTTAAGTTAAAATTAAGTTAAAGTAAAAAATTATAATTTGGAGAAAAAATGGCAAGACCGTTTCAAACAAAAATTACAGGTGGTCAGCAGCTTCTACAAGAAATAAGCATGAATGGTCCAGGCGGCTCTCGCGTCGTCGGAACCGGCGGCTTATCTGTAGACGCTAACGACGCATTAACAGTAGACTGGTCCGTTGTACCAGACAAAGAGAGTGTTGACAACAGAGTATCTTCAGAAGAAGTTGCCAGAGCATCTGGTGACGTATCTTTAACAACCAGACTATCTACAGAAGAGGTTGCTAGAGCTTCTGATGACGCATCCTTAACTCTAAGACTTTCCACTGAGGAAGTTGCAAGAGCTTCTGCTGATGCATCATTAGTAGTCGTAGTATCTGCTGAAGTATCTGCTAGAGCATCTGGTGACGAATCTTTAACCACAAGATTATCTTCTGAAGAAGTTGCTAGAGCATCTGATGACGCTTCTTTAACAGCCAGACTATCTACAGAAGAAGTTGCTAGAGCATCTGATGATGCTTCTTTAGCTCTAAGAATCTCAACAGAAGAAACCTTCAGAGTTTCTGCAGATAATTCAATCGTTGTAAGAGTATCTGCTGAAGTATCTGCTAGAGCATCTGGCGATGCCTCACTATCTGGCAGACTAGCTCTAGAAGAGTCCTCCAGAGCATCTGGCGATGCCTCACTATCTGGAAGACTAGCTCTAGAAGAGTCCTCCAGAGCATCTGGTGATGAATCACTAACCTCTAGAGTTTCCACTGAGGAAGTTGCAAGAGCCTCTGAAGATGCCTCCCTAACTCTAAGACTTTCCACAGAGGAAGTTGCAAGAGCTTCTGCTGATGCATCATTAGTAGTTGTAATTTCTGCTGAAGTATCCGCTAGAGCATCTGGCGATGTATCTCTAACCTCTAGAGTTTCCACTGAAGAAATTGCAAGAGCATCTGGTGATAACTCCTTAGCAATCAGAGTTACAAACATTGAGACTGGTTTCGTACAAGGTGTTCAGTTCAAGGGATCACTTGCAGACTTTGCAGCAATACAGTCATACATTCTTGCAGAAGGTAACGTCTCCTCTGGAGATCTAACCTTTACCGATGCAACTGGTGGCGAAATTGATACAAATGGCTGGGCCTTCTATGACGAGCAGGGATATGATACCTATCTATTAGTAAGCCAGGCTCCAAATGCCTCTGTTGGTTTACTAGAGATTGATCCAACAATCACCTCTCACTCATTGCTAAAGTTTGCAAACTACCAGGAAATCGCTGGATTAGTTTCAACAGAAGTTGCTCTAAGAGCTTCATCTGATGAATCTATTGTTTCCAGACTATCCTCCGAGGAAGTTGCCAGAGCCTCTGGTGATGTATCTTTAACTGCAAGACTATCTTCCGAAGAAGTTGCCAGAGCCTCTGACGATGCTTCCTTAGCTCTAAGAATTTCAACAGAAGAAAGCTTCAGAGTTTCTGCCGATAACTCAATTGTTGTAAGACTATCTGCCGAAGTATCTGCTAGAGCCTCTGGTGATGCATCCTTAGCTGGTAGACTAGCCCTAGAAGAGTCCTCCAGAGCATCTGGTGATGATTCTCTCTCCGGTAGACTAGCTCTAGAAGAATCTTCAAGAGCTTCTGGTGATGAATCTTTAACTTCCAGAGTTTCTACTGAAGAAGTTGCAAGAGCATCTGAAGATGCCTCCCTAACTCTAAGACTTTCCACTGAGGAAGTTGCAAGAGCCTCTGGTGATGCATCCTTAACAACCAGACTATCTACAGAAGAAGTTGCTAGAGCATCTGATGATGCCTCTCTAACTCTAAGACTCTCTACCGAAGAAGTAGCTAGAGCTTCTGGTGATGAATCACTAACAACTAGACTATCTTCTGAGGAAGTAGCTAGAGCCTCTGGTGACGCATCCCTAACAACTAGAATTTCTTCTGAGGAAGTTGCTAGAGCTTCTGCTGATGCAAGCATCATGGATTCCATTGGTCCAACCAAGGTTCTATGGTTCAACGTATCATCACTTCGTAGCGCAGGAACAACACTAGACCTAGGAAGCGAAACCAACATCACCAGCTATATTAAATATGGCGGATTTGATTGGACACAGGTTGCTTGGTCTGGCGGTGTAAGCGGTGGCTCACAGTCTAAAGAGTTTGCAATGCAGAGCCATGAAGTCTACGTTAACGGTATGTTACAGAGACCAGAAGGATCAGGTTCACCTGGATTCCCAGACATTATTACTGCAGCTGGCGCATACACCCCAAGTGGTGGCGACTACGTTCTAGTAAATAATGGAACTGTTGGTATCAAGTTTGCATTCGACCTTCTAGCAACAGACACTGTAAAAGTAATCTACAAGTAGTATAATATCTCAAGAGAAATTTATTTCTCTTGAGTAATATTAAGGGGTGGAGATTAATCTCCACCCCTTTTTGTTTTTTTAATTATGGAGAATATATGAAAAAAGAACTTTTAAATAAACTAAATATTATAGCTAATTCAGTAGATGTAGCAAAAACCGAATCTTCAAAATCAGATCTTTATTATGATGGTTATTTTGACTGTATGAAGGATTTACTATCTGATGATAATTCATTTTTTATGAATTTATTGGAAAAAAAATTTGAAGGAAAAGCAAAACAAGAAGCTTATGAAGATGTATCTTCTTTATTATCTAGTTTGAAAGTTTTTATAGAAAATTTACCAGAATTTTCAGCACAAGAAACTACTGATTTTTCAATTCACCCAAATGAAAGAGCTCAAAGATTCTTGGAAAGAAAGAGACAAGGATAAAAGATGCCTCCAACTTATATGATATCTCCTGATGTTGTTTGTATGAATCGTGCAAAAAAAGATGCAGAAACTCATTACAAAAAATATATAGACTCTCTTGAAGAAATTTTAAAAAATAAAAACTCTACTAAAATTAGATTAGAAATAAATAGAGCAAAACAGTGGATAAAAAAATATGAGGAATGGGCTATAAAGTGGCATAAAAAACATTATATAAAGTTGTCAGATTGCTATTCAAATATAGAAGACTCCCATATATCTGAAAGAGTTAGGCCGCCATCTGCTCCATTTTTAGATTTATATTCTGAGCTTACATAGCGCTTTCTAGTAGTTCTTTGTATGTCTTTATATTATCTGGATTTTCTGGAGAGAATTTCCAGATAACCTCTTTTGCAGATTCAGAATATATTTTTTTATTATAATTAAAATT